GGCGGCGGGGTTGTTTACTATACAGCCGGACTTTGCGCCAGCTCATATCCGTGGGAAACGCTTGCGGGTAAAAGTTATGCCGGAAGCTTCGGTATAATGGCTGATTTTTCTGATGAAGAGTGCTCCCAGCTTGCGGAGGAGGGGCAGATTGTTTATCAAAATCACAAAAAGGCTGAATTATACCCTCGTATCTTTCGTGATATAAACACATCGGCTTCAAAATCTGATTGTATGCTCTCCGACAACTCCTGTATTCGCCTGTATGATTATATAGTTTCAAATATACGCACGATTTTTAATGATAAATATGCAGATGTTGTCTATGATGACGCAGCGGGGTGCTCTACACTTGCGGATGAGATAAGATCGTTTCTTTCTCTGCTATCACATAAGTACGGTGCGGTACGAAGTGATACTATTTCCGCCGATGTGACAACAGACGGGGAAGGCGCTATCACCGCTTCGCTCGCCGTATCGCCACTTTTGCGCCCATATGACGTCAGTATAACAATTTTTATGGCTTAACCGGCGCGCCATCACAAAATCGGGGGTTACGTCTTATGTATAAGCTTTTTATCAACGGTCGTCTTATGCCCATTTTTCCGGACGAGACTGTTATAACTCGTGGCGACTGCACTACTATTGCAAGGCTTGCCGATGGTTATGACAGAGCCATTTTTTCGCCGCCGGCGCCAGATGAAATCGAGTTTTCGCTTGATTTTCCTGCGACCAACACGGAATTTGCTACATGGGAGGGTGGATTTATACGTCCGGGTGAGTTTTATGACGAGCTTACATCGCTTTCCCAGTGGCCGTTCCGTGTAATCGCAATAGCGGCAGGAGATGATGGTTCACTTTTCGATTCATATAGCTTCAATGCGACATTAAAGCGCGCCACACTCAAGCGTAACAATGATGGCAGCGTCACGGCAGCGCTGAAGCTCAAGCGTTATCCCGGCGGGGCGGAGATATTATGATTATGTCGGTCACAAACACACGTGGCGAGATTATCCTCCCGTCAGGTGTTATCACACCGCACGATAATGTTCGATTTGTAACGGAACAGGGCAGTGCCGGCACGCTTTATTTTACCGCTGACGAGCATATTAAAACGGGTGAGAACGTTACATTCCGTTATGGAGGTACCGACGTATTTAAAGGTGTTGTATTTAAATATGAATACGGGCATGAAAAGCTCTACAAATACACGGCATATGACATGCTGCGGTATTTTGAAAATAAAGATACTGTTGAATACGTTGGAATGACGGCATCCAAGCTTCTGCTAAGGATCGCCAAGCAATATGGCTTTACCACAGGTGAAATCGAAGATACTAAATACCGCATTGCGGCGCGTCTTGAGGATGGCGTCTCGCTTTACAAAATTATTGATTACGCATTGACACTTACCTCCGGCGCCGGTTTTGGTGAGTTTGTTTACTACGATGATTGTGGCAGGCTTTGCCTTAAACGCATGACGTCTCTTCGCTGTGGCACAGTCATGACACCATCTGTATGTACTGATTTTTCAATTACCGTTTCCATAGATAAGAACTATTACAACAAAGTTAAGCTTGTTCAGACAAGCGGGACCGGCAGGCATTTTTTCATTCGTGAAGATATGGAGCGTATCGCCCGGGACGGTGTGCTTCAATATTATGGGAGATTAAGCCCGCAGGAAAATGGAACATCTGTTGCTATTAACCTTCTCAATTCACTGTCAACGCCTAAACGGAGCATTGTTTGCACATGCACTAAAGGTGACCTGACGGCTCGGGCCGGCGCTGTTGTGACCGCTGATTTTGGCGATGGAGCTGCTGATTATTTTTGTGAGCGCGCCGAACACATTTTTGGTAGCTCTTATACGATGAAGCTTAATCTTTCGGCGCTCTGATAAATAAAACTAACTATATTGAATAAAACGAGGTTCTAAAGCATGAGTATTAAGTATGCGGGGACTGCTCATGATGGCGGTGTCACCGCTGACATTATATGTGGTGTCGTAACATCGACATCTCCACTATCTGTGAAGATTGATAATAATGTTACGCTCACCGGCTCGGCGCTGATAACACCCGCATCGATTTACAGCCGAACATTTAATGTGAACATTGGCGGGACATCGTATACCGGAACTGTCTCATCCGAGCTTGCTAAAGGCAGCTATGTCATGATGGTTAGAGCTGAGGGCGGACAATGCTATGCCATTATTGACATCATTAAATAAGGGGGCGTTATGTCAAAATTTTATGGTAAGTACTCATCGTCTAAAACATATGCACTCCATAAAGACGGCTGCGGTTATTCGATAAACGGGTTTGTCGAGGGGAAAGACGCTGTTCGCCAGGATTTATTTTTACTTGTCTCCACCGAACGAAGCATATACAGCGATATATATAGCGGCTTTTTTGGTGTGGATCGCCGTGATCTTATAGGTCGGGATTATCATTATGCTGCCGTTGAGCTCTCCGAGAGGATAAAAGATGCTCTTTTTATGCGATACGGAGAAGCTTTCAAATCAGCTGTTTTTAAAAACGAAAGATATAGTGGTAAGGCTCTGGCTGTTGTGTACGTCGATATTTGTTACTGAGGGCTGGTGATTATATGTTTGAGGGAAAAACGTTTGACGCAATTTTATCTGACATGCTTTCGGCAGCGCCCGATGGAATAGACACAAGCGTGGGGTCTATTTTCTATGACGCAGTCGTACCGGTAGCCGCAGAGCTTGATAAGCTTTATAAGGCATGTTCTAAAGTGGCATCCGAAATGTTCTCCGATACAGCATCACGCGAGTATTTAATCCGGCACGGTGCTGAATATGGCATAAGACCAAAGGAGGCAACGCGCACAGTTTTAAGGGGAAGATTTGATTCATATTTACCAGAAGGAAGTAAGTTCACCCTACGTGACTATGTTTACACATTAGGTAAGTTTATTTCAGATAGTAGTCACGTAATAGAATATGAGGTAATATGTGATACACCCGGTTCTGAACCAAACGCTTTTTCGCATGGTACTTTGAGCCCGGTATCATATATTGAGGGCCTTAAATACTCAAGCGCAGGCGGAATCATCTCTCCCGGACAAGATGAAGAAAGTACAGAAGCGTTCCGTGTACGTGTGTTGCGTGCGGCATCAGGCGTCCCCTTTGGAGGTAATGCCGCTGATTATATTGAATATGTATCGGAAATAGACGGCGTCGGTGGAGTCAAGGTTTTCCCCGCTCATGCAGGTGGCGGAACGGTAAAAATTGTCGTTCAAGCAAGTGATTACGGCGTGCCCGTAACATCTCTTATTAAATCAATTAAGAATATCCTTGACCCCGCTGATAAAACAGGGCTTGGCTCTGGCGTTGCACCCATTGGCCATTCTGTTACGGTCGAGGCAGTCGATAGTTACAGCGTTATCGTCAAGACAAGCGTTACATATGCTCCCGGCTGGAACCAGTTAACAGCTTCCAAGTTAATAAGATCAGCCGTCGATAAATATGTAAATGCGCTCGCCACTAAGTGGGCTTTTGTAGATAACTGTATAATACACATAGCAGACATTGAAAGCGCTATTCTATCGACGGAATGTGTTACAGGTGTATCCGGTACAACTATTTATGACAGCGCATCTGGGTCATATGTGTCATCAAGCATAACGCTTGATAGCAACATCGTGCCAGTCTTCGAGAGCGTGACTATTATATGAATATAAAACAAAAGGATTATCTTGATTATCTGCCTCAGCTTTTTTCAAATGTACGCGAATTTCGCGCTTTAGCATATGTTATCGACAACGCCATCAGACGCGCTTACGATGATATTGCTGCGATGTGTGACGCTCCATTCATTAAATACGCAGAGGAGCGCTGGCTCGCCCGTCATGAAGATGTCCTCGGTGTTACGTCAAAACCTACAGACACAGACGCCGTAAGACGCCTGCGATTAGCGGCAAAGGGACGCTTCGGTATGCCGTATACAGAAAGTATGTTGCGTCATCGACTTGCTGAACTGTGTGGCGAGGAGAATTTTACGCTTGACGTCAATGCCGCGGCTTCTTCGCTGTCGGTTGTGATATCGGCGGGATCTGATGAGGAGTTTGAAATTATAAAAGATATGATAGTCCGGATGGTCCCGGCGAATCTTGTTGTGTCGGTTTCGCGTGAAGAATGAAAAAGCGGCAGTTAGAAAGCTAAAATACGGCATAAAAAACCCGGTGCGAAGATTTCCGCACCGGGTTTTTTATATTTATACTTAAGTTAGTTGCGCAGGCTATGTATCGGCGCCGGTATGCGTCCGCCCCGTGATATAAACCGCGCCGGCGACATGCTGTTTACTTCCATCACGGGGGCGCGGCCGAGAAGTCCGCCGAAGTTGAC